ATGACGATTGACAAGAAAGTCGATTGCACCAAGCTCGCAAAAGAAGTTGTCCGTCAGACAAGGAACGACGTTCTGATCAGCAAAACGCAGATGACTGACATTGCCGCTCGATGCAACCGAAATCGGACAACTGTCAGCCGCGCTCTTGATGCAGAGGACATGACGCTGAGCATGTGGTTCGCATCCGCGTCGGAAAGCCAAATCGACCCACTGGAGCTCATTGCCGAAAAAATCCGTGAGCTGTCGGCGCTCGCCGACATATGAATCGAAAGGAGAATCCGAAATGAGCAACGATATTAAGACTTGGCCGGCGACCAAGACCATTATTCCGGTTTCAGTTGAGGAGTTCAAGAAGAGGCAACCGGCATTGCTGGGCGCGATAAGGGAGGTTGTCCGCGAAGAGCTGGCCGCCCGCGAGGAATCGCCGGTGTTCGATCATCCGCAGGACATGCTGCTGGGCGGTTCCGAGGATTGGCACCCGCGATTCAAGGTCACCCCGGCGTTCGGTGATGGCAGGTTCCTGCTGACCATTCAGCTCGGCGCATCGTACGGGTTGAGCTTCCACTGTGATGCGCACGACCTGTACGAACTCGCGGAAGCGGCCGCGCAGGCCCTGAAGACCGCACGGCCGGAAAGCAACGAGCCTAGTATGACGCGACCCTCTGAGGACGCGTATGAACCACATCCCACCACGAGCATTCCGCGGGATTCACATACAGGTCCTCGACGGGGCCGTTAGCAGTACGGCTTGCACGAATCCTGAGGATGCGATGGTTCCGTGCGGCATCGGCCATATCTGCAAGGACCTGTGCCGGATCATCCGCCAACGCCCACTGCTCATACAAGGACCTATCGGCGTCATTATTGCCGATCCTCAAAAGTTCAGCCATATACATTCTTCCTTTCCCCGCCACCGGCGGATTGGTTTCCTGGCAGTTACCAGCGTACCGGCGGGGAAGGGTTCATACGAAAGAGAAAAAACATGAACAACGAAATACAACGATTCGACTTCAAGGGCGCGGCATTGCGCACCTTGACCGATGAGGAGGGGGAGCCTTGGTTCGTCGCCAAGGACGTATGCGCCGTGCTTGAGCTTAACAACGTTAGCCAAGCGTTGACACGGCTTGATGGCGACGAGAAGAGTTCCATCACTTTAAATGATGGAACTCCCGGCAGTCCAAACAAGTCAATCGTCTCCGAATCCGGCCTCTACGCTCTCGTGCTCGCATCCCGTAAGCCCGAGGCTCACGAGTTCCAGCGTTGGGTGACGCATGAGGTGCTGCCGTCCATCCGCAAGCACGGCGGCTATATGGTCGGCCAGGAACGGATGACACCGGAACAGATGGCGTTGGCCAGCATGCGATGGCTGCAATCCAAGGTCGACGAACAAGCCAAACAGCTCAAAGCCCAGGAAGGCAAGGTCCTGTTCGCCAACGCGGTCGAAACCGCGAGGACGTCCATTCTTGTGGGTGATTTCGCGAAGATCCTGAAAGGCAACGGCATCGACATCGGCCCACGGCGCCTGTTCGCCTGGCTCCGCGAGCATGGATGGCTCATCAAGGCCAAGGGCTCCAGTTGGAACATGCCCACGCAGAAGGCGATGGACCTTCACCTGTTCGAGGTCAAGGAGACGACCGTCAGCCACTCGGACGGGCACACCACGATCAGCAAGACGCCGAAGATGACCGGCAAGGGACAGACGTATTTCGCCAAACTGTTCCTCTCGAAACCAACACAGGAAGCGGGTGCGTGATGGGGATCGATAACTCTCTTGTGCCGTGCCGCGTCGACAAGCCGAATCCGTTCGAGGCACTGTTCGCGCTGATCTACATGGGTGTCGGAGCGGTCTGCCTGATTGCCGGCCTCCGCCGGATGGAACGTTGGGAGATCCTTTTCGGATTCGCGATGCTGATGGTCGCCTCGCAGGCATCCAACAGGTTTCTCGCACGCAAGCGGCTCTACGAGGACTGCTTGGTGTTCTGCAAGCCGTCGGAAGTCACCCAGGAAGCTGAAGGAAAGATGCCCCGGACGCGACAAGCTGACGGGCACCCTCGGAAAGAAGCGCTGAAATGAACGGTTTCGCTATCTTGCTCTTCAGGTTCTCCCATACCGTGGGCTTCCCGGTCTGTGATTCCGCCATGTACAGCACTCCGAACAGGGCCTGCAGGGAGACCTTCAGGTCGAACTCTTTCCCGGCCGCGTATTCGTCGAGGTTGCGTCTCGCTTCGGAGATGAGGTCCAGTACGTACACTCGCAGCGATGTCGGCAGACTGTCATCCTCTCGGACCGCCTTCAACGCCTCGTCCAGGAACTCGGAGATTGTCTTGCGTTCCTCTTCGGCGATGGAGATCGGTAGCGATGGCGATTTGTCGGCGATGATCTCCAATGCCTGCGCCTCGGCCGCATCCAGAGGGACATCCCGTTGCTGGGAAGTCGAGAAACCGACCCATTATCCGTTTCCCGAAGAATTTGTGTACGACTCCCACAGTTTCTGCCATATCTGCGGCATGACGCTTTTCGTCGTGCCCAACCGTCTGACATTCATCTTGATCAGATTGTCCAAGCACGTTTCGGCGTCATGCATCCTGCTGAACGATGTGGATATCCCATCGTCGAATCCATCGTCCCTTTCCTCGATCTTGAAGAACTGCAGCATGTACTCGGCTGGGTTCATTGATTCTTCTCCTAACTGTTCGGCCCGCACGTCGCAAATGCGGGATGACACCGATTTTAGGAGAGGGCCGGGCGGTTCTCCTAACGCCGCCCGGCATTACACACGCAAAGGAGGCGCGTGATGGAAGACGATACGACGTTCGCTGCGCTCGCTGAGGTCCTGAAACCGATGAACACGACGAAGGACATCGCGGACCGTTGCGGCATCAAGGAGGGCACCTTGGCGTACTGGCGTGGTGCGGGAATCGGCCCGAAGTTCGTGAAGGTGGGACGAATCGTCATGTATCCGAAGGAGCAGATGATCGCCTACTTCAAGGAACACCTCTACCAGAGCACATGTGAATACGAGGGAAAGGAGTCGGCATGAAAACGATTCGCAAGGCCTGCGTGCAGGCAGTGTTCGACGAGTTCGAGACCCAGGGCGAAATAGTCCACCAATTCAACGGGGATGCGGAGGCCATGAGGCAGCTCGGCCACATCGTCGGCTACGTCGACCTTGACGTCACCGGAATAGTGGATCTCGTCATCGACACGATCAACGAGGAGCTGTGATGGCACTCAGGAGAATCGACGCGGAAACGCTGCTGATGCCACCCGAACCGCCGAAGGCGAGCATCGTCATGCTTGGCATGAGCGGATACGCGGTTCGCATCAGTCCGAAAGGCGGGGCCCAACTCGTGGAACTCCTGCCCGACGGCGCCTGCACGCTCGCATCCATCACCGCGGGCGAGCTTGAGACATTCGACTACCAACTCCACAACGAAACGGGAGGCACCAGATGACCGACAACGATTTCCGTATCGAGGACCGGAAGGAACGCGAGGCGAAACGGCCGAACTATCCGCTGCGCAGGGTCAAGTTCCTGCTCGCGGTCGTCGGCCTCGTCGCCAGCGTGACGCTCATGCTCACCTGGCATGGCGGTAGCCTTGTGGGCGCGCTTGTGGTCGAGGGCGTGTATCTCGCCACCGCGTTGTGGCTGGTGGTGCGGTTCGCGTCCAGGGACGACGGCATGGAGGAGGACAGTGATGCCTAGCGGCGCGACCAGCCTCCAACTGCACGCGAAGTACGCTCCGGTCAACCGTGGCAGCATCCGCTACGGCGCATCCCGAAGCCACGGCCACCACGCTTCGCCGAAGACATGGAGCCAGGAGACCGGCATCGACCTCGACCGGCTCCTCCACGACGAACGCGAGTACATCACGCGGATGAGACGCCGCACCCGGCGTGACATCCGCGTGAAGCCACGCATCCAACGCGTGTACGAGACGATCATCGCACTGCAGATGGAAGGGGTGACGCCCAGCAGCCACAAGGTGGCCTTACGGCTCAACATCCCCCGGAGCACCGTGATGGGCGACGTGCACAGGCTCGCCGGCATGGGATTGCTCGTCAACGCGCGGACCCGACGCGGAGGCTTCCTCACCACCGGCAGAACACCCGATTGGAGTGACCTGGATTGAGTCTCGAAACATTAAGCCTGCCGGAATGGCCAATGGTGTGCGAGCTCACCGTGCCTGGCGACCCGCAGTCGAAAGGTCGTCCACGCGTCTACCAGGGACACGGCATCACCCCGACGCGGACGCGGGAGGCCGAGAACCGCGTGTACTCGGAATGGCGCAACCAGTATCCCCGCCTGCCACCCTACGAAGGGCCAGTCTGCCTGACGCTCACATTCTGGACGGCAACACGGCGCGGACGCGATTGGGACAATCTGGCGAAACTGTTCACCGACGCGTTGAACGGCGTCGCCTACATGGACGACCGGCAGATCATCGAAGCCAGCGTGCACGTGCACCGTCCCGACCAGTACGTGCTTGGCGCGCACGGCAGGCCGCGCAAACGGAAAAGCGGCGATCCGCTCACATGGCACGGCCAGCCATACACGCCACACACACAGGCAAGCATCTATTTCAAACAGGAATACATACCCAGATAGGAGAAAACACCATGAAAAACACCAGTGAATACGTTGTGCAGACCCTCATCGATGACGAGGACATGAGCGCCGACCTCGCGAGCCTCTACCCGGCGGCCAGCAAAATCGGCGACGCAGCCGCGGCATTCATCGACAAAGCGGACCAGACCATCGAAAAGAAGGGTCTGATGGGCACGCCTGCCGGAACTGTCGCGAAATGCATCGACATTTGCCAGAACGTCGTCAAGGAAGGCGCGGCCATCAGCCGGCTCCTACGCAATCCAAGGACCTGCGACACCGTGATCATCAGCCGACGGTGCGAGGAAACGAATCCCGCCACCGAAGACGACGGCATGACGCAATCGACAGTGGAGGACGTGGAATGAGCAAGCAGAGGGGACACATGCCGTACTGCCGCACGTGCGGACCATTGGGGCCGGCCATGCGAACCATGCCCGCGTTCGACGTCGTGGAAACGCACCGACGCTCCTACCCGCACCACCAGACCAGCGTCATCCCCACCAAAACCAGCATCATCGTGAAAGGAACAAGCAAATGAGCGCGCAGAATCTCGAAACATTGGCCAAACGGTACGTGGAACTGAAAAGCCGCATCGCCGACCTGCAGGAAGAAGCCGACGGATTGAAAGCCGAACTCATGGAGAACCGCGAGCCCGGCGAATACGCTGCCGGACCGTTGACCGTGAAAATCCGGAAAGGCAAACGCAATCTCGATGCTGGAGCATTCGAACGGCGTTTTCCTGTGCAACAGTACGCCGACTGCTACCAGATCAAACCAAAAGCATTATCCACGATCATCAAACAGGTCGGCGAAAACGCCTTGCAGGATTGCGTGAAAGTCGGCGCGGCAAGCCTGGTGGTCGAATGATGGGCGACAAGATCATCAGACAACACTTCAACCACGCATTGAACAACGCGCTGGACGCCTACGACAAGTCCTTAAGCGAGAACGTGTATCTCCTCGACGCGGACGACCTCGACGCTTTTGCCGACATCCTGTACCGCTACCTATTCGACGTGAAATGCGAGGCATGAAAATGGCCAGCGAACTCGACCTCGAGGCCGTCATGGCCGCAAACCAGACCATACCGGAAACGACGCCGGCACCCACGGTGGAGTCGACGGAGTGGACGGAAATCCGCGGCATCATCGAAGACCACATCACCAACCAGCCAAGAAGCCTGCAAAAGGAGATCGGACCATCGGAGCTCGGCACCGACTGCCTCCACTGCCTCGCCGCCAGACTCGCCGGATGGGAGAAACGCCAGTCGGCCGCATGGCTGCCATTCATCGGCACATGCGTCCACGAACGATTCGAACACCTGTTCAACAGTCGCAAGGACGAATTCACCGTCCCGGACGACGATGGGGGAGAACCATGGGCCGTGAAACGCTTCGAGGCCGAAAGACACGTCGACGTGGGCGAAATCCACGGACTCCACGGCCATCAGCGCATCCACGGCAGCATCGACCTGTACGACGCGGAAAACAACACGACCATCGACTGGAAAATCACAGGCCCCACCACAATCCGCAACGTCAAAGCCAACGGGCCAAGCCAACAATATCGCATCCAGGCAAGCCTCTACGGCATCGGATTGGAAAACGACGGCGAACCCTGCAAAAAGAACGCGATCTACTTCCTGCCCAAGAACAGCGTCAGTCTCGCCGACGCACTGCCCGTCGAATTCGCTTTCGACCCGAAACCCGGCAAATGGGCTTTAAGCCGCGCGCAACTCATCGCCAACCTCCTCGACCTCATCGAACAAGAGGACGGACCAAACGTGCGCGACGCGTGGATCCACGCGCTACCCACCAGCCCGACCCACTGCTTCCAATGCGGCACATGGCCGGACGACCAGCTGGGCGACCTCGCCCAACTGAACCAAGACCAATATCCGGCACTGCCGGACAAATGGCGGCAGTCCATCGGCCTGCTGGAATCCACCTACAGGAAAACAGAAAGGTAAAAATACAATGTTCGGAACGAATAATTACGGTGGCGGATTCACCCAGCAAGGCGGAGCCAGCTACCGGCCACAACAGGCGCAGCAGCAGTCCGCCGAATCATTGAGTCTCGACGACGTGATGCAGGGAGGCGCGCCCAGCGCGTTCAGCAAGGACGATCCGATCGGCACTTCGGTGGAAGGCGAGATCGTGGAAATCCGCGCGGAACAGCAGACCGACTTCACCACCGGCGAACCACTCTACTATCCGAACGGCAAGGCGAAGCCGCAGGTCGTCATCCACCTGCAGACCACGATGACGGATCCCAACCGGATCGGCGACAGCGGCATCCGAGGCGTGTACGTGAAGGGCTACAACATCGGCCAATTGCGTCTCGCATGCCGTCAGGCCGGAGTCGGCGACCATCCGAACGTCGGAGACCACTTGAAGGCCACGTTCGCCCGCACACAGCCCGCGAAGACCCGCGGTTTCAACGACGCGAAAATCTACGACTACATCGTCACGCCGAAAAAGACCGCCGACCTCACCGCCGCGATGAACGACCCGCAAGCAGGCATGACGCAACAGCAGCCAGCCCAGCCGGTCCAGCAGGCGACGTTCAGCCAGCCGGCAGGATTGACCGCGCAGGAACGACAGCAGGTCCTCCAGTTGAAATCCTTGGGCAAGACGCCGCAGGAGATCGCCGGGCTCCTCGGCAAAACCGTTGACCAGGTGGTCAACGCTGTCGGAGCAGGCAGCGGACAAGAACCGGAATTCTGATCGTCAAAAAATGGCAAAAGTCCCCTCGCGTCCCCGTGATTGCAGTCATCTGCAAAATAAAACGTCCACGGGGACGCGAGGGGGACATACGAAAGTCCACCCAAAAATGACGGAATTTCAACGATATATAGAAAAAGAGACAAAGGGACAAAGGTTTTTATATATATGTCTTTTTTGTTGTTTTTTGGTGTGTGTTGTTACGGACGTCCGCGTCCCCGTCAATCAAGGAGGTGAATAGTGAGGGATTATCGCAAATACCAGCCGATACCGGTCGACACTCTGCCAGCCCAGTTCGCCGGCATCTTCCACCTGCTCGAACTGACGTTCACACCGGCAAACGACATGACCATCGTCACGACCATCACCGGACAGAACCTCCAACTCGTCTGCCAAGGCGGCACCGAAACCGACAATCGCAAAAAAGCACCGGTAGTCGCCGCAGGCTACCAGAAAGCCATCTGGGAACTCCGCGAAGGCCATTTACGCTACTGCCCGTCACAGGACAGGCTCTGGCGACGCGACCCCGACATGAGCGACCACGACGGCGGCCGCCTCCTGCTCAACAGCTGGCATCCGGTAAAAACCATCGAGGACGAATACCATATCGGAGCCACGGCCAACAGCAGGGAACGCAATCCGCTCTACAGTGCGGCGATCCTCCGCGAATCGAAACGCGCCCAATGGTTCGACCAGGTGGAACGCGGCGTCCGCTGCGACCCGTGCGTATGGGTGCGCCGCGACGGGAAGGTCGTCTGCCTGCAGGGCGTGCCCGACATCGCCGTCACGCAGACGTTCACTCCGGTCGGCATGGGCGTCAAGGCGTTGAAGGAGGCGGAACGCATCCTCCGATGGCTGACCGTGGACGAGAAATCCTATGCGAACCTGTGCCGCATGTTCGCCACGCCATGGCTCGAACCGTTCAAACAGTTGTCCTACGTGCTGTCCGGTCACGGCGGCGATGGCAAGACTTTGATCGCACGTCAGGCGCTGGTCGGCGTATTGGGCGTCGGCAAGGTGTTTCCCGGTTTCAGCGTGCAGCAGTACTGCAATGGCGGCGCCTACACGTTGGGCCGCGAGTCCATGAACGACGAGATGGACGGCAAGGCCTTCGCCTTTGATGACGAGGCGTGCGCCGTGGACGAGGACATGCTGCCTTTGTTACGCGCGTTGTCCACCGGCTCGCAGATGAACGCGCGCGTGACCGGAGGGAAATACCGTGTGATCACGCCGAGCGCGACGATGCTGTATTTGACGAATATGCAGTTCGCCGATTCGACCGAGAATTCCGACATGCGTCGTTTCGTGAAGGTCGAATTCCATCCGTCGAAAGGCCGCTCGTATGACGAGTATCATGCGATCGAGGGTTTCTGCCATCGGCATCCCGCAGCGTTCTTCGTCCTGTCATGCCGCCTGTGGGAGAAGTCCGACGTGCCGGAGATCGTAAATCTGAGTCCCGCGCGCAACATCAGCGACGAAATGTACTGGCTGATCAGCGAAATCGTATCCAACGAGGAACAATATGGCGCCTTGGTTGCTTCGAGGAACGATTACCGTAAAGAATTCCATTCTGCGGTGCCGCAGTCGCTGATGGATGTGCTTGGTTTGGAGAATTCGAAAACGAAAGTGCTGCCTGGTGGCCAGTGTCGTGTGGTTCGTGTGGTCGATCGTGAGCGTTTCGACATGTATCGCAAGGCCGCTCTCGGTACGGAAGCCGAGGAAACCGCCACGGACTGGCGGCAGACCGCATTGTCGAAACCGAACCGCGACAGCCTCATACCACTGGATGATGTCGGCGGCTGTCATGACATGGCCGCATTGGTCGAATCCGCGTTGAACGGACAGGCGGGCTTCGCCCCATGCGAGGGCAAGGCGCGCAGGCAGGGCGGTCCCGTCGACGGGAAGGTCTCATTGTCGTGGAAACGGTTGAACCCTTCGTCCGAAAGCCATGTGGATTCGACGATCGTGACCGAATCGATGGACAGGTATGCGGTCGTCCCGCTTGGCCAGTGCTTCGTCATCGACTGCGACAAGCCGTCCGAAGCGGACGGGCCGGACGGCTGGCAGTGCCTGCAGGCGTTGACCGGCGACTACGGTTCCACCGCACTGCCGGCCACGTTGATGACGAAGACGCCGCATGGCGTGCACCTGTACTATCGCATGCCCGCCGGCATGGACGTCACCCTGCTGAAGAACGCCGTGCACGAGCAGAACCTGCCCATCGACCTGCGCGTCAGCAACAAAGGCTACGTGCTTGGTCCCGGCAGCGTCGTCAACGGCAGTCGATACGAGCTGGCTGATTTGCCGGCCGATGTCGTGCCGGAGGCGAGTGAGGCAATCATGCGCATGCTCAAGGATTTCGGATATACGAATGAGCCGAAGCCGGAGGCGCCCGCTTTGAGCTTGGATGATGTCATGGCCGACAGGCCGGCCGCGTCCAATTCGCAGGGGACGCCGGATATGACGCCGGTGCCGGAAGGCCAACGCAACAGCACATTGCACGCCTGGGCGTACGGAAGGCTGAAGAACCATCCGGAGAACGAGCGGCAGATTCATGATGATCTGCTGCAGCGCGGTCGTGTGAGCGGTCTGCCGGACGGAGAACTCGACCAGATCTGGAAATCGATCAAACGAAGCCTCGGATAAGGGTAGGAATCATGATGGGAATCATCCGAAAACTTGGTGGTCTTCTCGTTGAGGTGTCCGGGCTCATCCTGGGATTCGTCATGCTGATGCTTTTTCGAAACAGCTTGGAAGATCACCGACCTCATCGACTGGTGGCGAGATGAGTCGTAAACCACCATTGTGGATGCGCCGGCTCGCGCCACCGGGCAATCCGGCGCACCTCGTATCGGCCGTCTGCTCATGCGGACGGTGGATCTTCAGCGAACGTGACGTGGTCTGGCAGTCATGGGACGCCGGCATCATCACCGGCGATGACCTGACCACCGCGATTATCCTCGGCCGGCAGCTCATCCGGATCCGCCGCATCGCGCAGGCGGACACGATCAGATTGGAGACGGTCGCGGGACCGCTCGGCATCAGCCCGGACGGAATGTATCTCGGCGCGCATGAATGCGGGCTCATGCCCATCAGCGTCAAACCCGCCGACATGAGCGGGAGGGAATTCCACTATTCGACCCTTGAGGGGTTCCCGACGATGCGGCCGGATCCCGACAATCCGGACCCGTGGGCGGGAATACCCGAAATGGAACTGATGTTCGATTCAGGATGGCCGAAATGCTAGAATCGCAACATATGGGCGAAAATCAGGAAGAGACCTCAACATGTAGTGTGTGCGGCGGTGAGTGCCGTATTCAAGCCACGATGTGCGACAAGTGCGAGACCGCTTTGAGGGGATGGATCCACGACTATCCCGTCTGGATTCACGCCCTGCGCGAGTTTCTGGATTCGACGGCGCATTACGGGGGTCACCAGCCTGGACGTGTCAACCTGCCGTCCGCGCCCACGCCGATCAGACTCTCGGTCGTTGACCATCTGCAGGAGATCGAGGATGCGGTGACGGCGTTGTGGTGTCGATTGTATGCGCCGCCGGCCATGCCATGGGCCACGAGCATCGCGGTCCCGCCCATCGTCGACATGCTCAAGGCATGCTGGTCATGCCAGCGGTTGAACCGCCTGCCGGACATCGGTTTGATTTGGCATGACTGGCAGCGGTTGGCGCGCAAGACGCTGAGCATCATCGACGTGCCGCCATCCAGGCATGGTATCGGCAGGTGTCTGAATCCTCTGTGTGGCGTGGAGCTGAGTGCGGAGGTCGGCGCGGTAAGTGTTGACTGTCCGGTGTGCGGCAACACTTATCGCGTGGTCGACGTGCGATTGGGGTTCCTGCGGGAGTGCATCGAATCGGGCAGGGCGTTCACGGCGGGGGAGTGCGCGGAGCTGCTGCGCGAGTGCGGGTTCCAGTGCAATGCGAACACGATTCGTTCGTGGCGCAAGCGCGGCAGGCTCCAGCCGGCCGGTGAGAGCGAGAAGGGACGGCCGTTGTACAGGCTTTCGGATGTGCATCGGCAGGTGTTGCGACGCGATTCGATTTGACAAAATCGAAAGTGCAACGCAGAATTGTCAGTGGATTAGAGGGTTCAAACCGAGGTGACTTGGTTTGAACCCTTTTCATATCCGCCATGGATTCTCCTAACTCCTTGGGTTGCAGTCCCGTCCTGTCCGAACGGCATATCGGACACGCTCCGCCCACTCCCGTCAGAGTGGGCATACCTCAATGTGGCAGGCAAGCCAATCCCGTGCTTCCGTGATGCGGTGATGCTCAAATCCGCCTGTCCATGCCTTCGTAGGAATCAGTGGTAGATCGCACCGGTCGCAGATCTTCGGATCCTCTTCCTTGCGGCTCGAGTGTGGACGCGGGTTCGAATCCCGCCGAAGGCACCCATGAAACAAATCCGGGGTAGGGGTATTGACAATCCGGGAGGGGTATTCGCAGATGATGGGAAGCCCCTACAAGACACGGGAGTGTCCATATACGGGAGCCCCTATACCGGCATTCCAGCAGGCCAACGGCGAAGATAGTCGTCGGCAAATCCACGGCACCCCTGGGCTCATACATGCGTGGGAGGCCACATGAGCAAGCGGCGCAACGAGCGTGTCAGCAACGGCTGGCGGCGCAGACAGCTCAGGGCAAGAGTCCTGGCCGCATACGACGTGTGCGCCATCTGCGGCAAGCCAGTCGACAAGACATTGAAGACACCACATCCGATGAGTGCCGAGGTCGACGAGCTCATACCAGTCTCACGCGGTGGTGATCCATACAGCTTCGCGAACTGCAGGCTCACGCACCGCAGATGCAACAGGATGAAGAGCGACAAGACAGACGAACACGCACGAGCGCTGCTGGCTGGCAGACAGGAAGTGAAATCAAGCTCGATGCCGTTCAAAACGTTCGGTATCTGACCTCCGATGACCAGGGCGGGGACCTCGGGTATACCCCTTACGGGAGCCTCGGGTGCAGTGCCGATATTTCTCTTGAAATTTAAGCGTAACGAATTGTGTTACGCATACGTTGAATGAAAGGCGGAATATGGCCTTTTTCAAAGCGTCAGCATCTGACATAGAACGATTTAATAAATACTTCAGAAGCACTGACCCTAGTAAATGTTGGGAATGGAACGGTGCTCATCACCCAAAGGGATATGGCACATTCCGTCTGGCAAAGACGTCCGTTCCGGCACATCGCTTCGCATATGCATTGACTCATAACATGTTTATCCCAGATGGGATGGTGATTGATCATATCTGTCACAACCGTTCATGCGTTAATTCAGACCATTTGAGAGCAGTAACGGTTCAGGAGAATTCCGAATATCGTGTTTCCTGTAATAAGAACAGCAAATCCGGAATCCGTGGTGTCTACTGGCGTAACGATCGAAAAGCATGGCAAGTTGAGGTTATCAAGAATAGGAAGGCATACAAGAGAGGTCCATTCAAGACGCTTGCACGGGCGGAAGCTGCTGCAACAAGATTGCGCGAAGAACTCGGGTTCCTCACTGGTTTTGGAATGAAGGAAACGCAATGATTTGCGAAGTATGCGGTAAGCAATTTAGGCCAAGTGGCAAGGGCAGCCAACAGAAATATTGCTCCGCGAAATGCAGGCAGAAAGACTATCGGCGTCGGAAAAAGAACCGGCCCGCACAGGACCGGAACGGTAAGCCGCCCGTCAAAGCCGTGGAAACGAAACAGAAGCCGGAAAGGGATCTCGACCAGCGGAGCTTCGAGAGGATGATGGACGGCAGCATGCTGGACATGCTGCGCGCCAACCGTGACCGACTGCAGAAGGCCATGGATGACACGTCCACACCGGCAAACGCACTGCCTGCGATCAGCCGCCAGCTCATCGACGTATGCGAACGCATCGAATCGCTCCAAGGCGGCGGTCTGACCGACCTGTTGGACGATGAGGAAGACGAGGTGACGGACGATGTCGGAGCGTCGATTGTCTGAGATCGCCAAGATCCTGCGCCAGCCGGAAGGCATCGTCGGCAGCGAGTTCACGCGAATCAACAAAGCCGCGCGCAAGGCCGGCATCCGTTTCGACTTGTGGCAGCAGGGCTTCTTGTGGCTTCTGTTCGCCAAGAACGCGGAAGGCAAGTATGCGTGTGGCGCGGACGGCGCCGTGCTGTCCAGCTGCAGGCAGATCGGCAAGACCTTCACCGTCGGCACCGCGTTGTTCCTCAAGGCGATACTCACACCGAACCTGAAAGCCATCTGGACCGCCCACCATACGCGCACCAGCGACGAGACATTCGCGGACATGTGCGAGATGGAGCATAATCCAGTGCTCGGCCGGTACGTGGAACGCATCCGCAGAGCAAACGGCCAACAGGAGATCACGTTCACGTCCGGCAGCCGCATCATGTTCGGCGCCCGCGAAAACGGCTTCGGCCGAGGATTGCACAGCGTGGACGTGGCCGTGTTCGACGAAGCGCAGATCCTCACAGTGCGCGCGATGGACAACATGATTCCGGTTTTGAACACGAGTCCTAACCCCCTGGTCGTGTATATGGGCAATCCACCCAAGCCGGGAGACCAGTGCGATGCGTTCACGGAGAAACGCATGCACGCGCTGAACCATGACGGAAACCTCCTCTACGTGGAGCTTGCCGCCGACAAGGACGCGGATTCGGACGACCGCGAACAGTGGGCTAAAGCGAATCCCAGCTATCCGAAACGTACAAGCGAACAGGCAATCATGCGCATGCGCAACAACCTGTCGGAGGATTCGTTCCGTCGCGAGGCGCTTGGCATATGGGGCGAGACCGCCACCGCATACGCCATCAGCCCCGACCTGTGGCAGGCCGCGGCCATCGACGACGTGCCCGAGGGCGGCACGGTGAGCTTCGGCATCGACATGCCTCCGGACAGGAGCGTGCTGACCATCGGAGCCGCGCTACGGTACGCGGACGGTTCGGCAATCATCCAGATGGCGAACATCAAGGACGCGCGGCAGGCGGGAACCATGTGGGCCGTGGACTGGCTCGCCGAACATTGGCCGAAGACCGCCAGCGTGGTCATCGACGCGCAGTCGCCCGCCATGAGCCTGCTGCCCGAACTGAAGAAAGCACATGTGAAGGTCACGGTCACGAACATGCAGGAGATGGGCCGAGCATGCGGCCGGTTCCTCGACATGCTCAAAGCCGGAACGCTCAAGCACCCGCGGGACGAATACCAGCCGCAGCTGGCCGCGGCCGTCAAGGGCGCCACCACGCGGCCTCTTGGACAGTCCGGCGCGATCGCTTGGAACAAACTCGGCAGTGATGTCGACATCACGCCGCTCGTGTCCACCACTCTCGCCCTGTATGGGGCGTTCACGACGAAACGACATCCGGGAAGACGACAGGAGGTGATGTTCTGATGGTGTTCTACATGGCCGACGGCACAACGGTAAGTGTCGCTCCGAAATTCACCGGCAGCAGCTACCTCGACACCGCAAGCGGAAACGTCGGCACCATCCTCGGCGTCGACGACGAGGACATGCCCATCATCCACGAACTGTTGCGCGTGTGGCGTGAGAAATACCCACGCAACCTGATCCGCGGAGCCTACTACGACTGCAAGGAACGATTCAAAGACTTCGGAATCTCCGTCCCCGACCAGATCAAAAACAAGGTCGAGGCGATGATCGGATGGCCCGAACTGGCCGTCCGATCATTGAGCGACCTGAGCGACCTGGAAGGGTTCAGCGTATCCGGCGACGACACGATGGGCGTCAACGACCTGTTCGAGGACAACCAATTGGACGTGGCCACGTCAGAACTGATCGTATCCGCTTACAAGCACTCATGCAGCTTCCTGACCATCGCCGCAGACCCGGAGAATCCGGACCGGATCAGCATGATCCCACGCTCCGCCGACTGGTCCGCTGGAATCTGGGACCGACGCAACCACCGTCTGGCCGCGGCATTGACCATCACCGAGGACGACAAGGACGGACGAATCTGCGCGTTCAACGTGTGGCTCCCCGGCAAGGTCTACGAATGCTCCGGCCACCTGACCCCATGGCGGGCGGAGAAAATCGAAACGAACTTCGACCAGCCGACTGCCGTCGCGCTCGCCTACGACAGGCAGATGGACCGGCCATTCGGCCACAGCCGCATCAGCCGTTCGCTCATGAGCCTCGTCGACGCCGGATTCCGCACCGTGGTCCGCATGGAGGCGTCGGCCGAATTCTATTCCGTTCCGAAACTCTGGTTCATCGGAGCGAACAGGGACGCGTTCAGCAGCAACACATGGACGAGTCTCATCCAGGCGATCAACGCGATCACCGCGGACGAGAACGGAGAGCTTCCCCAACTGCATCAGGTGCAGCAGGCGTCCATGACGCCCCATTCGGACATGCTCAAGACCTTGGCCATGCTCGTCGCCTCGCAGACCCGAGTGCCGGTCGACTATCTGGGCATCACGTTGGACAATCCGACCAGCGCCGAGGCCATGGCATCCGCCGAACGACGGTTGACGCGCATCGCCGACAAGCAGAACGTGGCCTTCGGGCGGGAACTCAAACGGGCCATGGGCATCGCCGTGGCATTGCGCGAAGGCGCGAACACGATACCCGACTCCATACGCGACGTGCATCCGGTATGGGCGCCCACAAGGGAAATCTCCGACGCGGCGCGCGCCGACGCGTTCACGAAGATCGCCGACAAGATCACCGGCTACGCCGACTCCGATGTCGGACTCGAACGTCTCGGCCTGACCCGCGAGGAAATCACCCGCCTACGCGCCGACCAGCAACGGCAGAAATCGGAACAACGCATCGACCAGCTCATGGACAGAAGCGCGGCGTCCTCGGAGGTGACGGATGGATCTGAACAATCTGGATCTGCCGGAACCGGCGAAAGCGCAGCTTCGTCAGAAACTGGAGAAACTGCATAGGGATTACGAGACTGATCTTGAGAATCTGACAGACGACGCCACCGACGCGATGGAATCCGCGAAACCGTTGGAACGACAAGACATAGTGCTCAGGTACACCCGCGATGCGTCCGAACGATCACGCAGGTACTACACTGACACCAGGAACCTGTGGCAGAAATACGCCGGCATCAAAATGCCGCCCTACGTCTCATCTACTTGCGACGAATATGAAGTGCTATACCGTCAGGTAGGCGGTTTCACTGGAACCGATTGGAATGGGCATAACTACACTAATTTGAAGCATGGCAACGCCAACGGGCTGACTGTTGAAGACCTTTGGCCCGACCTGAAGACGGTGGACGACTGGCAGCAGTTCATTGCCGACATGATGAGCAGGTCTGTACGATTGACCACGCAGAACAACCGCGACGCCGACGAGACGCATCCTGGATGGGCACGCGTCCCACGAGGCTCCAATCCTTGTGCATTTTGCGTGATGCTCGCCAGCCGAGGATTCGCATACACCAGTGAGGAAAGCGCGGACTTCGGCGGCTCTTTCCATAACGGCAAATGCCGTTGCATTCCCGTGTGCAGCTGGGGCAAGGACAAGATCTTCGGCTATGACCAAGCGAAGTATAAAGCCATGTACGATCAGGCCGTGCAAGCCATCAACGGCAACGCATTGGGAAAGAATTGGAAGTCCTCCGCCGAGGAAGCCGGAATCAAGTTGGATTCGGCCGACGCGAATGCCGTCACATTCGTTATGCGTCATAAGTTCCCTAAGCAATTGAGCGACGGGATCATGCCGAAGAAACGTGCGTCTTTCAAAGTCGAACATGATTTCACCGGCATGCGCGACGAGAAATCATTAAGCAAGAAAGGATGGGATGGAAGGCAGAAGGCGCTTGGCGTCCCAGTAGACGCAGACGTCCTTGAGATGCATGAAATCGTGTTCCTGGAACATTTCAAGTCACTCGGACAGCATTACGAATGGATTCCACGCGATACTTTGGGGCACAAATCGACGAATGACTTGAAATGGATTGAGCAAGACCTTGAGTGCGAGGTTAAGTCATCTCGGCAAAAACGCCCAGACTACGGATCCATTTCGAAGAACATCTCAAAAGCGGTATCCAAAGCCGAGCAGCATGGTGTCGTGAAGGATGCATTCATTGTGGATCTCACTGGATACTCGGCTCCGGAGAAACTGGTGACGCAACTTTCCCGCTATAACGCGCTGCATAAGAAAAACAAGATCAGACGTTTGTTCCTATTGGACAACAACGGGATGAGAGAAATCGAGCTGCAATAAAAACCCGGAGGCACTCCCGCACGAATAGGCTATTATTTCAAGTCTGCACGGGACCTCCGGTACTTCTATTTTACCAAAAACCATTGATTTCGGTGGATTGCCAGAGCAGACGAATGGACCCGACTGTAACTCGGGCGCTTCACAGCCGCGCAGGTGCGAATCCTGCATCCACCACTCGGCCAGCCATTCAGGTTGGCGGCGACCATGCGCCGTATCGCGTGGGAGGACCATACAGCGCACCGTGGCGCGGTCGAACTCGAATCCACGGGAAACAGCAAAGGAGAGCAGCATGTCCATCAGATTCCGATTCCCGGCACACATCCGTCTCATCGACGGCGGTGGCGACGAGGGCGGTTCCAATGACGGTGGCGATGGCGGTGAGCCGAGGTCGTTCACCCAGGAACAGGTCGACCAGATCGTCGAGAAGCGACTGGCCAAGGAGCGCGGCAAGTACAAGGACTACGACGAGCTCAAGTCCAAGGCCATGAAACTCGACGAGATGGAGAACGCCGGAAAGAGCGAAATCGACAAACTCAAGGAATCGAACGCGGCGCTGCGCAAGCAGATCGACGACGCCGCGGCCGAGAAGCAGCACGCGGAATGGGTGTCCGAAGTCGCCAAAGACAAGGACGTTCCGGCCGAACTGCTGCGCGGCGGAACCAAGGAGGAACTCGAGGCGCATGCGGACCTCCTGCACGCGGCGCTGCATCCGGCATCCAAGCCGCCTCAGGTGAGGAACCAGACGGGCTCTCCATCGCACCAGAACAACAACAAGGACGCCGAAGAGCTCTCGTACATCCACCAGCTCCTAGGCGAATAACCCAACCATCCGAAAGGACAAGCCATCATGGCGATGAAAACAGACCAGATCAAGCTCCCCGTGAGCGTGGCCACCGAAATCGTGAACAAGGCCAAGGACACCAGCACCATCGCGTCCCTGAGCCCCAGCACGCCACAGATCTTCTCCGACGCCGACTACCTCGTGTTCAACGGCAAGAGCGAAGCCGAGGTAGTGGCCGAAGGCGCGGTCAAGAGCAGCTACGAGCAGACCGTGGACTCCGTCGTGGCGAAGCGCTTCAAGGTGCAGACCACCACCCGCGTCACCAGCGAACTCCAGTGGGCCGACGAGGACAACCAGCTGCAGATCATCCGCAGCATCCAGGCCGATCAGGCAGCCGCACTGGGCCGCGCCCTCGACTACGTGATCTACCATGCGATCAACCCCAAGACCGGTGAGGCGCTCTCCGGATTCGACCCATTGAGCACGTCTGCCGTGCAGGTGATCGCCACCGAGGATGAGATCGGCAACGTGGACGCTTTGGCCGACGCGCTGAACGACTCCTACGACATCAACGGTGTCGCCCTGTCCAAGACCTGGGCGTCCCGCCTGCGTAAGCTGCGCGTCCCCTCCACCGGCATGCGCTTCTACCCGGAGATCCCGCTGAACCTGCAGGCCGGCAGCCTGGACGGCATCACCGCCGCGACCTCCGGAACCGTCAACGGCCGACTGGCCAAGACCCCGACGAAGGTGCTCGCGTTCATGGGAGATTTCAGCCTCATCAAATGGGGCATGGTCCGCGATCTGACCAGCGAGATCATCGCCTACGGCGATCCGGACCAGACCGGCGTGGACCTGAAGGCCCATAACCAGATCGCATACCGCACCGAGGCGATGTACGCGTTCGCGATCATCGATCCGAAGGCGTTCGCCGTACTCAAGGCCACGGAATGAGGTGAACGATGAGTTTCCCCATCCAGACCCTTGTGGTCAATCCGTCAGGTAAGAAGAAGCATGCGATCGGACCGTTGGACGCGCAGGTGAGCCTTGTCAACAAGGATGGCACGGACTTCTCCGCCGGATCCAGCGCCTACGAGCTGCCGGCGGCCGGCGAGGACACCCTCGGCGGCATTAAGCAGTACGCGCCCGAACAAGCGATCGGCAACGTCGACAGCAACATCGCCGAGGCCGCGGCGGACACTCCGACCAAGGACGAATTCGACAAACTCGTCACCGCGTTCAACACGTTGGCGAAACAGTTCGACGACACCATCGCCGGCCTCGTATCCGCCGGGGCGGTCAAACTGCCGGACAAGAAGTGACCATGACGGACGAGCCCGACATGTTCGCCACCTCCGACGATCTCGAACGGAGGTGGCACAAGCTCACCGACGAGGAACGCGAGAAAGCCGACACGCATCTCGCGGACGTGACCGACTACATCAAGGAACGCTCCCCGAACTGGCGGCGGCTCCTCGACGAACGGCCACGACTGTTGACGAAGATCACCTGCGACATCGTCCGCAGGATCATGCAGGCCGACCCGTACGACATTCCCGGCGGCATCACGCAGATGAACCAGACCACCGGCAGCTTCAGCGAACAATACAGTTTCGGAGCGCCCACCGGCGATCTCTGGCTGCGCGACGACGAGAAACGCATCCTCGGCATCAACGCGCAACGCGCGTTCAGCGTCGACATGGCAACGGGGGAGACGTCCTAGTGGAAACCATCGAAATCTGGCGCGGCCAGCCCACCACCGACACGGACGGCAACCCCATCCAGGGCAAACCCGCCCGCGTCGGCACGTTCCAGGCGCTGGTCGCCCCAACCTCCACCACCGACCAGACCGAGGAGAACGCCAGCCCGCAGACCATCGAATACACGATCCACATCCGCGGTAGCCAACCATCAGGCATCCAGGCCGCCGACCTGATCAAAGTCAGAGGCATCCTCCTGCCCGTCAAAGGCAAACCGCAAGTGTGGAACAACATCCACGGACGCCACATCGGCGACGTCATCACCGTAGGCGAACGGGAAGGATAAACCATGGCCAAACGATGCAGATTCGTATTCAACCGCAAGGCGTTCAGCCAACAGGTCCTCAAAAACGAGACATTGCGCTCGCGCATGAGGGACGCGGCCGAGGCCGCCGTAGAGGATGACCGTTGCATGGTCCGCGACCATGACGGCAAGAACCGTAGCGGCGTGGCGATCATCTGCCCGGCACCGGTGGAGAAGGCGCACGGCACGCTGGAGGACACGCTCGGAAGGATGCGCGTATGAGCATCCCGGTCACTCCCCGCCGC